CAATAGTACTACAATGACCAGCAACGTTTCGTATTATAACGTATGGAACGGTGTTACAACTGATCCAACTAAATTAGATCAAATTAATTATGTTAAAGATTACTTTGTCAATCTAGGTTACGCTGTCTACATTGGTACAAACTCAACCTCGAACAATACTATTACCTGGAACATCAGCTGGTGATAAATGGATTTATGGTTTGGTGATAGCTGGCCAATTGGTTGCGAATTAGGTAAACCCAACGATATATTTCCTAGAGTTCTTTTCCCATATGCCAGAGTTGGCAAAGACAATCCTTTAAAAGCATTTTCTACTATAGTTTCTGAAAACAGAAACCAACAATTTGTTAATTTCGCTAAGTCGGGTGCATCCATTGAGTATGCACTGTATCAACTAGTTAAATTTTGCAAAAAGCGAAATAGCCTCTTAAAAACTTCAAGCGAACAACTTACTGCATTCTTGTGCCTTACTGCACAGATCAGAGGATTTGGGTTTGAGTATGTAACAGGCCGAGATATTCACTACGTAAACGATTATCAGAATCGTAAATCTATCACTCCTGTGTATGATTCGTTGATGGCATTAAACAGTTTCTATGCTATTTGCAAAATGCATAACATCAACTGTGTTATGATACCAATCTTTTGTGATTTAGTAATACCAGATAATTTACAAAACATAGTATTGTTTGATGATTCGCTATTAACTAACACTTCTCTGGTTGAGCTAACATTTGGCAACAAACTTATCGACGATGCGTTATATGATCAAGAAATGCATGAAGTAGATATATACGCCCACTTAGCTTCAATGGACTGGATATCACCTAATAAAATGCACCCAAATGAACAGGGACATATAAAGCTAGCCAACAAGTTATCCAAATTACTTGATAGTCGTTGACAGTTACAAATATATATGTTATAGTTAACGATGCTTATTAACAAATTCAACTATCCACAACTAAAAAGATTACAAACACCTGCTGGGCGACAGTATGTAGGCGACGACGCCGAACCTGTACCCAGTGTTACTACAGTACTAGATAGTACAGCAGATAAGACTCATCTTATTGAGTGGAAGAAACGCATTGGCGAAGATGAAGCCAATCGTCAAAGTCAACAAGCCGCAGGGCTCGGCACCAAAGTACATAATGCATTAGAAAAGTATATCCTAGGGGAAGAATGGGATAACTTTGGCAACAATATGGTTAGTATACTTGCCGGCAAAATGAGCCGTGTAATGATTGAGCAGGGCTTGGGCAAAGTCAACGAACTTTGGGGTACAGAAGTAGGACTTATTGCTCGGGGCTTGTATGCAGGCACCAGTGACGCTATCGGTATCTACGAAGGCGAAGATAGTATCATCGACTTTAAGACCGCCAAGAAGCTAAAAAAGCGTGAGTGGATTGAAGACTACTTCCTACAGGGCTGTGCATATGCACTAGCACACAACGAAATGTTTGGTACAAACATTCGTAAAGTTAGTATTTTAATGGTAGATAGAGACGCTAAGTTCCAAGACTATATCATCAAAGACGATGAGTTTGATCACTATTGCAACCTTTGGGGCGACCGCCTTGCGCAATACTATAGTCGCTAAGTTATCAAAGTGATAAATACTGTTGAGCTAGGAGACTTAACAGTGGCAAACGCAAACGTAATTATTTCACGAATTCAAAATAGACGCGGTCTAAAGCAGGATCTGCCCCAACCGTTGCGTCCGGGCGAGATTGGCTTTACCCTTGACACACGTCAAGTGTTTATTGGTGCTGACCCCGAAGATGCAACCAGCGGCGGCTACAACAAAGTTAGCGTATTTGAAACAACATCTAACGCTAAAGATATTACTATTAGTATCGCTAACAATCAGATTATTGCGTTCACTGTTCCTTTTAAAAAATACCCACGTGGTACGTTTGATGGTATTACTACTACTGCTACTTGGAATCCTACGTCAAATACATATGTCGGTTCCGGCGTACCTGTATTCTCAACTAACATTACATCCGGGCTGGATAACGCAACTGGTATTACCAGCATTGTAACTAACTCAGGTTTCACAGCCACAGATATCCTAGTACTTAAGAACGGTACATTACTAGTAGGTGACTCCGGAAACACTACTCCTGCCGCAAGCAAAGATTATAGTTTTGCAGCCAGCAGAGCGTCGAGCAATACACATGTTCTTACATTCCGTTCAGCACCATTAGCAATAGATGAGATTGATGTATGCTATTACAGTAATGCTGCCGTAATTGATGCGCTGTCAAATGCAACAATCATTTATCCAGGCACAACTATTCAAAGCTTCTATACAACATATAACATACCAGAGTATAGAAAGATACCAGAAGAGTTAGTTACTGTGAGTACAACAACCGGTCAGGGTTTAATTGGACTTCAGTACAAACACATTTCTGTAACTGCGGATAGTTTTGAGAACATGAGCGCATCATCTGGCTTGACATTTGGTAATCTTTTACTAAGTCGCAGTGACGAAGCCGCAACTACATCAACAACTGTAGCGAACTCAAGCATTACCTTTAGTGTACCAGCTGGGCATGATTATAATGTTAACGGGCCATTTGCATATGTATATGTAACAGACTCAAATGCAAACATATATTTAAATGACAAGCTATTCCAAATAACTGCTAACACTGCAAATACAATCAGTGTAGCTATTCCGTCAAACGCTGCAACAACTTCACGAACAGTAACAGCGGCCGTGCAAACAGGCAGTCCATCTAATATTGTGTTAACAGGCAATGCCGAAGGCGTGTCAGCAAATACCAGCGTATACATTGTTGGTGATGCAAACAGTAACATTGCTGGTAATATTTTCTCAGTGGTATCAGCTAATACAACAGCATTTGTTGTTAATATTGCTAACGTTAGTTTGTTTAACTCAGGCCTTGACAGCAACATTAGCTTTGTTGGCTATGATGCTAGTAACAATGTTGTTGCGTACAGTCGTAATCACGGCCATCTAGCTAATCTATCCGTTGATGTTACTAGCTCGTCAAATACGACTCAGCTATCTAATATAACATATACCGTTGGTGCTGCACCAACTTCGAACACATTTATTTTATCAGGCACATCAACTTCTGTAAAGAATGTTACATTTAATGTGGCACCTGATTTAGCCAACGCATATAGCACTAACTATATCACTCCTGTAAGAAGTATTGATCTAAGCAGTGGTACTACAACAGTATCAGCAACATCTGCTGTTAATGCAATTGCAGATTGGCCAACACTGAACCTCATACCAGGATCAGCATTACGTGTGTACCTAACACACAAAAATGCATATAGTAGTGTTGGATTTGATTTCAGAGTTCACGAAGACCCAGAGACACCAACTGCTAGCGTACTAAAACTTGTACCAGGCGAATATACTACTGCTACTACTGTAAAAGCAAAGCTAGAAAAGTGGATGAATTCTATCTTAGAATCCGACGATGTGAACCTATTCACTAAGGTTTTAGTTGGTGCTAAGTATGCAGATCCTAATGATGTATTGAGTATCGATGATTATATTCTAGATATTGATAATACGTTTGATGAAATTACATTTGACAGTCGAGAAGAAGCAAGAGATTTTAACAAGACTGTGAATAACTTGTACTTTGAAAAAACCAGCAATGACATCAAAGGACTTGTAAATCTTAAAACAAACATTGAGCTACAAACTCGTACTGCCGCTGTAGTAGGTGATAAAACTGTATCATACACAGAAATGAATACAGCTACTATCCCAGCTGGCGGCGGCAACATTAATAGCATGACACAGAGTATTAGCGTATACAATACATACATGATTGACTATACAATTACTGAAGCAACCAATGCACTTGCTGGAGAAAATTATCAGCGTATGGGCACCATGTATATGTCTGGACGCAGCGACTTTGGTGCAAACGGCGAAGTTCTCTTTAGCGATGTTGCCAGCGAGATGTTTGATACAGGGCTAACAACTGGTAATGTTGTGTTTAGCGCATCTTTAGTTTCAGACAGCATTATTCTCAATGTCGTAAACAATGTCAATAGAGATTTATCAATCAAATACCTAGTTAAACGTTGGTCTTCTGACCCAAGCTAAAATGGAAAACTATGTTTACAAAAACACAGAGTCCGTCTGCCCGCCTAGCAGTATGGAGATCTTTCAGGCAAACATTCCCACAAGATGGCAATGCCAATACAGTAGTAGAAGCATTTGCTGACATTAAATTAACAACACGATATATAGATTATTATACGCCTGAAGATTGGCTAGATGTTTTTGAAATAGTAAAAAACGGGTACTTCTGCCAAAGCGGATTAACTTTGGTTATGACTGCTACATTGGTTCACCTGGGCATCATAAAAACGCCCGACTTGCATTTTGAAGTGGTAAGTAATCATATCACAGGAGCGGATGGTTTAATCCTCGAACACGATGGCTTGTACTACAATTTCCTTCCAGGAAAAATTGTAGACAAAGACTTCGTGGCTTCTAATTCAACAAAGTTTGCTGACCACATTATAGCAGCAGATAAACTTTGTTGTTGACATGATAAGTATTATCATCTATAATAAAACGAACACTATAATAACACAGGATGCATATGTCAAAGTCTATTCTTATTACAAAAAGAAACGGAACCAAGGAAGAACTAAATCTAGATAAACTTCATAAAGTAGTATTTTATGCATGCGACGGTATTACAGGTGTAAGTCCAAGCGAAGTAGAAATTAAAAGTCACATTCAATTTTACAATGGTATTACCAGCAGTGACATTCAAGAAACCTTAATTAAGAGTGCCGCTGATCTTATCAGCGAAGAAACACCGAACTATCAGTATGTTGCTGGTAGGTTAATTAACTACCATCTGCGTAAACATGTTTACGGTGAGTTCTTACCGCCTTCGTTGTTTGATATTATTAAGTCAAATATCAACAAAGGTTTCTACGATAAAGAGATTCTAGAGTTATACACAGTTGAAGAAATCAACGAACTTGATGCTTACATCAAGCATGATCGCGATAACCTACTAACCTATGCTGCCATGGAACAATTCCGCGGCAAGTATCTTGTACAGAATCGTGCAACCAAGCAAATTTTTGAAACGCCACAAGTCGCGTATATCATGATTGCAGCGACTCTTTTTGGGCGTTACCCTAAAGAAACACGTATGCAGTATGTTAAAGATTTCTACGATTCAACTAGTACATTTGACATTAGTTTACCCACGCCAATTATGGCAGGTGTAAGAACACCACAACGTCAATTTAGCAGTTGTGTGCTAATTGAAACAGATGATAGTTTGGACAGTATTAATGCGACAGCGAGCTCAATTGTTAAGTACGTATCTCAAAAAGCAGGAATTGGTATCGGCGCCGGTCGCATTAGGGCTATTGGCTCTCCCATTCGGAACGGTGATGCTAGCCACACTGGTGTCATACCGTTTTATAAGCACTTCCAGAGCGCGGTCAAAAGCTGCTCGCAAGGTGGAGTTAGAGGCGGAGCAGCCACACTCTACTATCCAATCTGGCACCTCGAAGTAGAGGATCTACTTGTACTAAAAAATAATAAAGGTACAGAGGACAATCGTGTACGTCATATGGACTATGGTGTACAGTTTAATAAACTAATGTACGAACGTTTGCTTACAGGTGGTGATATCTCACTATTTTCGCCCAACGATGTCCCGGGTCTTTACGATACATTCTTTAATGACCAGGACCGTTTCCGCGAGCTATATGAAGCCGCAGAAAAAAATCAGAAGGTACGTAAGAAGACTATTAAAGCAGTTGAGCTATTCAGTGCGTTTGTAACAGAACGTAAAGATACAGGACGTATCTATCTAATGAATGTTGACCATGCTAACAGCCACGGCGCATTCAAGGAAGACGTTGCTCCGATCCATCAAAGTAATCTTTGTTGCGAAATTAACTTGCCCACAAAGCCGCTCAAGGATATCAATGATCCTGACGGCGAAATCAGCTTGTGTACATTGAGCGCAATCAACTGGGGTAACATCAAGTCACCTGCAGACTTTGAAAAGCCTTGTGAACTAGCAGTCCGCGCACTAGATGAATTGTTAGATTATCAGAGCTATCCTATTCTGGCTGCACAGTTAAGCACAATGAATCGCAGACCGTTGGGTGTTGGTATTATTAACTTTGCTTATTGGCTAGCTAAGAATGATACCAACTATCAGAATCCAAACTTAGAACTAGTTGATGAATGGGCTGAAGCATGGAGTTACTATCTAATTAAGGCTAGTGTTAAGCTAGCACAAGAAAAGGGTGCATGCCCTAAGAACAACGAAACTAAGTACGGCGAAGGCATTACACCTAATCAAACTTACAAACGTGAAGTTGATGAACTTGTTAAACATAAAGAGCGTATGGATTGGAAAACTTTACGCAAGGATCTAAAGCAGACTGGTGTGCGTAACAGTACACTAATGGCATTGATGCCTGCAGAAACATCTGCACAGATCAGCAATAGCACTAATGGCATTGAGCCACCACGTAGCTATGTGAGTGTTAAACAAAGCAAGGATGGCGTTCTAAAGCAAGTTGTGCCCGAGTATCGTCGTCTTAAGAACAAGTACGATTTGCTGTGGGACCAGAAAAGTCCCGAGGGTTATTTAAAGATTTGTGCAGTTCTACAAAAGTACATTGATCAAGGTATCAGTGTCAATACTAGTTATAATCCTCAATTTTTTGAAGATGAAAAGATTCCAATGAGTGTGCTATTGCAACATATTATTATGTTCTATAAGTATGGTGGAAAGCAACTCTATTATAACAATACATATGATGGGCAAGGAGAAGTTGATGTTGAAAAAGTATCTACTTCAGTTTCTCAAACAGAAATCCTCAGTGATACTGGCAGTGGGGACGATGATTGCGATAGCTGTAAAATTTAACCGAGGCGAGATTTATGACTTATTCCGTTTTTGATCCTACTAACCGTAAGGACCATACCACTGCAACAATGTTTTTAGATAGTAGCGGTGGTGTAACTATGCAACGTTACGACGTTCTTAAATATCGTCAATTTGACAAACTAACTGACAAACAGTTAGGTTTCTTCTGGCGTCCCGAAGAAGTAGATATTACTCGCGACTCCAAAGACTTTAAGGATCTAACTGAACATGAACAACACATTTTTACCAGTAACCTAAAGCGTCAGATACTACTAGACAGCGTACAAGGCCGTAGTCCTAACGTAGCATTGTTGCCTATTGTTAGCCTGCCTGAAGTTGAAACATGGATTGAGACTTGGGCATTCAGTGAAACTATTCACAGTCGCAGTTATACACATATTATCCGTAACATCTTTGCAGACCCAAGTAAGGTGTTTGATGAAATGATGGATATGAAAGAAATTGTCACTTGCGCTGACAGCATCAGCAAGAACTACGATAAGCTCATTGAAATGTCTTCATGGTATAATCTATTAGGCGAAGGTGAGCATACTGTCAATGGTAAGAAAGTAGTTGTTGATTTATATGAGTTGAAGAAACAACTATGGCTTTGCTTAGTAAGTGTTAACATTCTAGAAGGTGTACGCTTCTATGTTAGTTTTGCATGTAGCTGGGCGTTTGCTGAACTAAAGAAGATGGAAGGCAATGCTAAAATCATTAAGCTAATTGCTCGCGATGAGAACGTACACTTAGCAAGTACACAGCATATGCTCAAGGTGCTACCGCAAGACGACCCAGATTTTGCTCGTATTGCTGAAGAAACCAAGGGTGCATGCCTAGAAATGTTTATGCAGGCTGTACAACAAGAAAAGGATTGGGCAGACTATTTGTTCCGAGATGGTTCGATGATTGGGCTCAATTCCGAACTGCTAAAGCAGTACGTTGAGTGGATTGCTGCCAGACGCATGCGCTCTGTTGGCATTGACGCACCTTATAAGACATCAGCTACCAATCCGTTACCTTGGACACAAAAATGGATCTCCGGTGGTGAGGTACAAGTCGCTCCTCAGGAAACAGAAATTAGCAGCTACGTCATTGGCGGAACAAAACAAGACGTAAACGAAAATACATTTGCAGGTTTATCACTATGAGTTTAACAGTATACACAAAAAATAATTGCAGTTATTGCCTTATGGCCAAGAGTTTCCTTAAGGGTGCAGGCATCGAGTTCAACGAAGTAAATATCGAAGATGTTCCGGAAGCACGTGAATTTGTAATTAACGCAGGTCACAAATCAATGCCGCAAATTTATAAGGGTTCTGAATTGTTTGTAGAAGGTGGCTATGCAGGGCTAAGTAAGTTAGGATCCGATGCTATCAAGCAAAAATTAAATGAAGGTTTAGACATCGGGTCATTGGGTTCACTATAACACAGGAAATACACATGTATTACATTAACGAGTTACTTGGAAAAGTAGTTACACTTAAAACACAAAAAGGTGAAGAGTTTATTGGTACCCTTATGGGCATTGATGAAGACAAAACTGTACTAACAATTAAAAATCCTAAAATTGTTGTTATTGCAGGACAAGATGTTGCGTTGGTACCTTTTGCATTGACAGCAGAAACAGAAACAGTTTTCATGCAAGCCGATCAACTGTTAACAGTTATGAAAACAATTGAAACTAGTGCCAATGACTATTTAGATATGATTAGTGCTGAAGAAGAAATTAAACGAGATCTTGAATCAGCCGACGATACTGTCACAGAAGAATCACTAGAAGAAGTATAAATACTATTATGCCAGCAGCATGTAGACTTACAGATTTAGTACAGATAGCAGCCATCGCGGGACCTGGCGCACCTAAAGTTATGATCCAAAACCTGGTTGCTAGTACCATCGGTGATGAAGTTGGTCCGCACGGCGAAGCCCCACATACTAAGGCTACTATTGCAACTGGTAGCAAAAAAGTAAAATATCAAATGAAAGCGGCAACTGTACAAACAATTAGTGCAGCTTCTTGCGGTCACAGTGCAACAACTGGATCTGTCAAAGTTATTATAGGCATATAATGCCAAAGCTGGTATCCGTTCGTGGACCTCATGCACGTGGCCCGATGGATAATATTCGTGTTCAATGGAACATGGGCAATCAATGTAATTTTGAATGCATTTACTGCCCACCAATATTGCACGACGGCTCTAAGCCGTGGTTGTCCTTGGATGCATATTTAAATACAGTAGATAGAATCTGCTCCCATTACAATTCTAACAACAAGCGGGTCGACTTTGAAATCATCGGCGGCGAAGTCACAGTAATGCGCGGCTTTGAAGATATCATACGTAAGATATCAGAGTATAATACTCATAGCTGTGTGTTTACTAATGCTAGTCGCACTGTTAACTGGTGGAGTAAGGCTAAAGATTATCTAGACGGTGTTGTTATTACATGGCATCCTTTAAGCATGTCCAAGGAACATCTTGTTAATGTTATAAATGAAATCAAACACGATGTAACCATCGATATCAATATAGCAGGTGTTGCAGGACAAGTCGAACAACTTGGGCAAGATGTTGAAGATTTACGTAACTTGTTTTTAGACTGCGAGCGTAATCGTTACGATAATGTAAGTATATGTGTTAAAACTATGTACGCAAAACTACTAGGACGTAACAGTAAACAAGAAACCTATTGGCCTTATACAGAACAAGAATTAGAAGTTTTACGTAGACCGGGCATTAAACCTAGACCCAGTCCGCCCCCGGATCCCGATGCACCGCAGCCTCCGCCCCCGGATCCTACTGCATGGATGACAGAATTCTTGTTTGATGACGGCTCGGCAAAGTATGTACAGAGCCATCAAATTATAAATGAAGGATTGAATTCGTTTAAAGGCATGCGCTGTCACTTAGGCTTTGAAAGCATTAATATTGATGCTACCGGCGACATTTATAGTAGTTGGTGCGGTGCCAAACATTTTGGTAATATTTCCAACTTAGATAGTTGGGAACTTCCTGTTAGCGAAACAGTATGTCCTTATGAGTTTTGCAATAACATATCAGATATCGCTATCACTAAAACTCTTTAATCCATCTTCTAGTATTTTTAAAAGTCCTGTATTAACTTCTACTTCAAATTGATTGATGTTAGAAGTTATTTTCCAATCGTTGCATAAAGCATTACTAAAAATCGTCAGTAACTCTGTGCTATTAAATGTGTGCCCAGTTACACTTACGGATTTCATATCATCGGCAAATATTTTATTTGTGCGAATATGCTTTGCAAGCGGCGGCTTATCTAATATGCTTACTCCGCTATTCACTCCAGCTAGATATGTAGTTAGTACTTTATAGCCGTCAATGGTTTTATTAAGCGCAGGGTTGTATTTTGATTCATCTACATCATCTAGATAAAATACATCATAGAGCCAATCTCCGTTTTTGTCAACTACATTAGCAAAATCAGCTATCAACTTAATGCCTGGTAGAGTTGTAATGTTTACGTTAGGGAAATGTTCTTTTATCATTTGTATATCTAATATGTTGTGTTTATACAATCTATACTCTAGCGTTATGTTTTTCAATGCTTTGATGTTGCTAAAAACACGGCGTTTGTCGGAATCCAATATAGTTTTTCCGTAAGTGGTATATCCATCTACAAGCCCGTAGATGTGTATATTGGGTATCTTGTTAACTTTGTTAATAATTTTCTTGCTGACATTTAAAAAGCTAAACAAGAAAACATTTGCTGACGATGCTGATATTATATCTAAAATTTGATCAATATCCGTATGACACAACGGATCACCGTAAATTGATCTAAAGAAAACTGTATCATTTGTGCTGACAATTTTTTCTATTGTAGATAAATCTAGGTCAACTATTGGGTAGTTTCTTTTTCCAAAGCGATGCTGTATCCATTGACCTTGTGGACCAAGTGGGTAAAAAATTGTGTTACGTGTGGTTATATCTACTGTAATCATAAAAAAAGCTGCACATTATTTAGTGCAGCTTTTTTATTAGTTCTTGTTATTTGATGATAACAATTACTTTTGACTAACAGTGAATGTATAAGGTGCAACTTGGAATGTTACAACAGGATCATATGATCCCGACTCACTGTCATAGTAGTATTGTGTTGAGCCTTCGATTTCTTCTTCATTGGTAGCATAAACTGCAATACTGAATTCTTCAACTTTTGTAATGTTATCAATTTTTCCTTTGATAGCAAAAACAAATGCGCCTGGCACTAGTGTAGGGTCTAATGAAGCTGTATTGATTGATACTACGCCTGTGCTAGCATCAAATGATACCCAAGGTGGCAGCGGAGCGAATTCTAGCACTGATACATTAGTAGCTGACATGTTTAGTCCTAGGTTAACAGTAGCAGTTTGTCCTTGCTGTACAGATGCAATACGTCCTGATGGTACAGTTGTTAGCATTGACTCGTTGACAGCATCAAATGTTAGAATTGATTTGTTAACTGTTGTGTAATCTACGTTGTCAACAGTTGCAAAATTTAGCAACGACTGACCAAACAAGTGACCTTCTTGTACAACAACATCCTTAATCTTAGCTGAGGTATAACTTGGATATCTAGCAATATATTGTGCTACAACACCGGCTGTGATACCTGCAGATAAACTGGTACCTGCTGCATTATCAATGTACCCAGTGTCGCTGTTGTTGTTAGCTACCTGTACACCGGCGCCTGGTGCAAAAATATCAACTTCGGCGCCGAAGTTATTATAACTTTGAACAGCATCGCTACCATCCCATGGCATATTTGTGAAATCACTTACAATCCAGTTTTGATCGTGCGCACCAACTGTGATAACTTCTCTTACGCCAGCTGGTGAATAATTCGATACATCGCTGGAATTGTTACCGGCAGCACAAACAACAACAACGCCTGCATTGTTAAGTTCTAGAATCTTGCTGTCAATAAATGCATTTCTAGTAGCAACCCATGGCATACAAGCTACCTTGGTCTGAGATGGGCTATTCCCTAAGTGGTGTGCTAGTACTTCGTCTAATGCTTGTAGAATCTCTACTACTGTAATAGTATCGGTTCCTGTGTTAAACAGTTTTACATTATATAAAGTAGCATCTTTGGCAGGACCTAGGTCCTTACCAACAATCAAACTACCAACCATGGTTCCGTGTCCTGCTAAGTCAGCAAAATCGTTACCGAAATTTGTATATAAGTCAACAATAGTAGCTTCGCTAAATTGTTCGTGTGACTGTCTGATACCAGTATCGATCAAATAGATATGCTGGCCAGTACCTCTATTAAGTGGATTATACACTGCGGGTGTTACTAGCTGGGTACTCTCATCGTGGTCAACTAGTGTTAATTTAAGGTGGTTATCATTAATAACCTGCAATAGATAAGGTACTACTGCTTCTGCGCTTTCTGCTGATACTAGACCAACAATAGCGTTTTTCTGTTCCTCGGACGCTTCAATTTCAAATGTGAGTGAAAAATTGAAAGACTTGGTGACTGTAGCACCTGCTGTGGCAATAGCTGCTAACGCTGCTGCCTTATCCTGGTGCACTGCGGCGTCCAGAGAAATTATATATTTTGCCATATCAAGCTCCAAAATGTGCAATTGTTATTGCCGTTTAATTATAAGTATTTATCATACAAGCACAGGCAATGGCATGATAACGAATAACAACATACTTAATATTGGTACACCACCTAGTATAGTACACGACTATAATACAGGTAGTGTAGTATCACACTTTAACAAAACAGAGTCCGGTTTAATTGAGCTCTGGCGCAATAACTTATCTGCTACAGACACATATCAGCTATATTTAAGCGGCGGCATCGACAGCCAATTTACAGCACAAATTCTCAAGCAACTTAACTTAAATTTTACATGCTTAATTTTTGATCTACTGTGGGATAATGTAACAGTTAACTCGCATGACTTATTAGTAGCGAAACGATTTGCCGAATTAAACAATTTTGCATATAAAATCGTAGAGCTTGATTTGAAACAGTTTCTAGAATCCGAAGAGTACGTTGACTTATCGTTGAAGTACAGAACAGACAGCCCTCAGATTGCAGTTCACATGAAAATGCTAGAGCTAGGCAACAACAATAACTGCATCAATATCTTAGGGGGCGATGTTCCTGTTATAACATATTCTAAACAGACAGAAAAAGCCAAGCCTGCCGCCAACATGAATAAAAATTTAATAACTTGTGTTTTATCAAGTTATTACATGTTTGGCAAAGTTAATAATGTTCCTGTTATAAAAGATTTATTCCGTGAATCAAGCGAAACACTCTATGCCGCAACTTTACATAATATTCATGTGTTAGAAAAACATAAAGTTTACTTTGACGAAACGCACGTACGACGTTCGCTTAATTCGGTTTATAAAAAAACATATTACGAAAGCCTGGGTGCTACTATACTAGACCCTATGATAAAAAGTACCGGGTTCGAGACTCTTAAAAAGAAACTAATGGAAGAAACCGGTATATATAACAAGTTTGATCAGCTGTACAGATTCCCGTTGGAAAAGATAATAATGAAACAACCATGGGCTAAAAACTTTAAAACTGTGGTGCCCGGTGATCGTAATACAGGACATCTAAATCAAATTTTGTTAGATTACGAAAATGCCGCTAATGCACTGATACACAATAATATCAAATTTGAATCTTCTACGCTATACAGGATTGATTTCTAGGTTGACATTATTTCTAGTTCTGCTATAATAGCATTATGAACACTGAAATAGTGAATATGCTGACTCGGCTTGCTGTTGAGAATCCGGGTGTACGCAATCGTTTTAAGTTGGCCGCTGGTATTGTTTATCGCAACCATCTTATTGCGACCGGTCTAAACAGTTACAAGACGCATCCGCTGATGTTACAGTTTGGTAAAAATACAGAAGCACTGTCTATCCATGCTGAAATTGATGCTATTAAAAATGCTCTGCGGCTGATTACGCAAGATCAACTATCCAAGTGCGATATGTATGTAGTGCGTGTCAAGCGCCCAGACAATGACCTTAAGGGTTGGCGCCATGGTATGGCCAGGCCCTGTTCGGGGTGTCAACGAGCAATTGTTTCGTTTGGGCTAAGAAACATTTACTACACCACAGAAGATTGCAACGGGCCTATAGCTCATGATTGGTTAGAGCAGCGGACTCATAATCCGTTGGTGCTAGGTTCGACTCCTAGTGGGCCCACCATTAAACATGAAGTTTACAATTAGTAATAAATAATGCATATGACTGTTAACGCTCATCGAATATGAAGATATGTAACTTAGAACGCAAGTTCTAGGTAACTTCTTTGCCTCGGTAGTTTAACGGTAAAACGGCGGATTTATATCCCGTAAGCAACAGATAATTGGTTCATGTGGGTTCGACTCCCGCCCGAGGTACCAACTTCTTCTCTGGTTGACAAATCAATAAAAACCCTTTATAATGATTTTTGTGTACCTGTAGATTTATGATAAATACTACTATAGGTACCAACTTCCTTTAGAGGAGTAGTAAAATGCTAGATGTGGCAGTGTGCGGGCTGAAGCAGGGAAAACCCTACAGTAAAAATGTAGCCGCTCAGATTGAACGTGCTGTACGCATCATGTGTAAAAAGCTATCTCTCAACTACCATAGAGGAAAGATTACAGTAAGACTAGGCCGCAAAAATAACAAATGGATTGACGGCGATGCTGCTGGTACCTGTTTTGGAGAATTCAAAAACGGTGTGTGGAAAATAGACATTGTTCTAGCCCGCAGAAAACGTTTTGGATTGATGTTACGAACTCTAGCCCATGAAATGATTCATGCAAAGCAGTTCACCAAACGCGAACTAGCAGTTGTAAACAATAAGGACGTCTGGAAGGGTAAACTCTGGACTGCACGAAAGAAAGCCGATCCTTATTACGACAGTCCGTGGGAACGTGAAGCCTATGCTAAAGAATTAAATCTAGCAAGACATTGCAGAAAAAGATTGGGACTAGAAAATGAAGACCTACAAAGCTGAAGACCTATTTAGCGACATCCAAGATGATCCAGATAATGTGTTGCTTACCTTCCCTCCGGAGGTAATTGCAGACACAGGTTGGCAACCCGGCGATACACTTAATATAGAAATCATCAATGGGTGTATGCATATTACAAAAGTAGATGATGGCGGTGCAGAATGAACGCCATGGGACTGTTTCCTATACTTGTTTGCGACTTCGATTATCATCTCCATGATGACTTCAAGCAAGTTTTTTATAAAAATATGCACAAGTATGTTTCTCCATATGACAGTGGCACACAAGACGAGTCGGGCATAGTTACACTGCACAAGTTCGACGAGTTAAATCCTTTCTTTACGTTTGTGGCCACTTGCGCTAAACAGTATGTTTCTAAGTTAGGAGTAGATCCTAACACATGGGCATATCATCTTGTTAAGTCGTGGTGGAACGCAAATGAGAAATCTAATATACCCGAACACGATCATAGCGACTCGCATCTATCATTTGTTTATTATTTAAATGCTCCAACAAATAGTAATCAACTGATATTTCTCCCACCGCACGGACATTTCAATGACCTAACCAGCGGACTATTCCAAGACAACTATGCTAGCAAGCCCAGTGTGTTTGAACGCAACGAATTTAATTCGTCCCCGGGTTATGAAGCACTGGAAGGTAATCTTATTATCTTTCCAGGAAAGTTGCGACACGCAACAATTTCTAAGAGTCCGCTTTACGAGTTAGATGACAACAGTAGCGACCCGGAGATTTTAAAAAACAGGCGCATTAGCATATCCGGAGATTTTCTAATGACTTTCAAAGATCCGGATAATCGTAGATCACTTGGCTTGCAACCAATGAGTAACTGGATTAGATTTGTCTAATGACTACGTTTCTTGTTGTTGATAATGTACTATCTGCTGACGAGATGTTGGCAACATATGAGTATTTCAAAGACCTAAGGGATGGCAATTCAACCTGGGTTGATAAAGACTCACAGGTGCCATTTCCACTAGAAAAAATTATTAGCATAGTTTCCAAGACATTTGATTTGTCTGATGCACTGGGTTATGAATGTTGGTCTCATTTGAATACACGAGCATCGTGGCACGTTGATAAAGATGAGACTGCATGGATAACAGAGCGTAAATTAATGCATCCGTTGTGTAGCATTGTTTATTACCCCCTCATTAAAAATATGACCGGTGGTAGATTTGTTACTAAATCTCATTTAGTTGTTCCACGTGAAAATAGATTAATAGCATTTTCTCCGGCATTACAGCATGCCGCTGAAATTTTTAAAGGCGAAAGAATGTCTTGTGCTATTAATCCGTGGAACTATAAACCAACTTCATACAGTGGTGAATCATGAGGTTGATTGCGTTTGGATGTAGTTTAACATACGGCCACGGTCTACCTGACTGTTGGGATCCTGTGGAACAGCAACCACTTGATAACTCTAGTTCTTTTGCTTGGCCTGAAGTAGTAGCAAAGAACCTTAATCTAACCTGCATAAACACCAGCTTCCCGGGTGCTAGCAATAAAGAAATATTGTTTAAAATACAAAATTTTAATTTTAATCCAGACGATATTGTAGTTATACTTTGGACATTCCCTGGCAGATCTTGCATTATACAAAACAGCAATGATGTAATAGATAATAACAAGTTTGACAATACTGTGTTCAAGCGAATAATACCTAACAGCAATGATCATGACAGCAAAGGGTTTTACATATCGTATGATGACGTTGACGCATTAGTTGACTCATATACAAGAATAGAATATGCCAATTTGTATTTTAAATCCCGAGGAATCAAGGCGTTTCATTTTATAACAGAAGAACGGTTGGTAGCAAATTTTAGTTGGTTTACAACAAAGCTAGAAGTAACATATATGAGCGAGATAAAAAAGCATCTCCCACTAGCATTAGATGATCAGCATCCTGGTAAGCATGCGCACTATAAATTTGCAGAAGAAGTGATAGCGATAATAAATAATACATCAGTTGTTGACAGCTGACAATAAAAGCGGCAAGACCCCGGGGCGGTACCGGGCAGGTCCACCACCTACCTTGAGGGGAAAGACGAGTATCCTCCGCGTACGGGTTGCGAAAGACGATAACTCAAGGTAGATGATGGGCCTGAAATAGGATCGATTGACGAAGAATAGGAATGCCGAGACTGATTGACTGGCAAAGTGCCAAACAAAGTAACTGCAAACGATAATTTTGCATATGAGGAACTTGCCCTAGCGGCATGATTCTTCGGGGTAGGAAATACCTAGCAACAGAAAACACCAATAGGAGCCTTCGGGCTCCTATTTTTTTATAAATATAGTTAACGCCTTAGGACCGTGGTAGTTTCTACCTCGCAGGCGGCAAACAGCGGGAACTGCTGGGCGCTGAATGATTCGCTACCATTCTAGCCATAGTGCCAATATACCGTTTTAATGTTTGGCGGGTTTGGTGATAAATAATTCAATATAATACTAAAAGTATTAAGGAATTTTAATTTATGTCAAACAAAACACCTTACGAAATTCGTTTGGATTTAGTTAGAGAGGCCAAGGATATTCTTCAGGCTCGTGCTAAAAATCCAGAAGATATGCCTACAACACAGCAAGTGATTGACGAAGCTGAAAAACTCAACGAGTTTGTAAGTAAAAAGCCACACGAATCACGCTAATTGTTACTATTGTCAAGAAACAGGCTGATGCCTGTTTTTTTGTCTCTAAAATTGTACACTAATAAATAATTCATCGCCCTTATAGCTCAGCTGGTAGAGCAACTGATTTGTAATCAGTAGGTCCCGTGTTCGAATCATGGTGAGGGCACCATAATTTAACCCTTGAAGTAAAAAGGGTACTTATTTTTTGGTGTTTCTTTTCATAAATAGTGTTATACAACACTAGCAGGAAGGAAACACAATGGCTACAAAATTAACTGAACACTTCACAGTTGAAGAGCTAACAGCAAGCCCAACAGCAAAGGCTAAGGGCATTGCAAACACACCCACACCTGAACACCTCGAGAACATGAAATATGTTTGCGAGAAGATCCTAGAGCCAGTTCGCGCTCATTTTGGAAAAGCAGTATCAATCAATTCAAGCTATCGCTGCCCCGCCCTAAACAAGGCAGTTGGTGGTTCAACAACAAGTCAGCACGTTAACGGCGAAGCTGTTGACTTTGAAATCCAGGGCATCAGCAACAAAATTGTTGCAGATTGGGTTTCCGAAAACCTCGAGTTTGACCAAGTTATCCTAGAGTTTTATGTAGAGGGTGACAAGAATTCAGGTTGGGTACACGCATCTATTAAAAAGGGTGGCGGTAACCGCAAGCAAAAACTAATCGCTAAGAAAGACGGTTCATCAACCAAGTATCTACCAACCAATGACTTTGATGCTACAGATGCTTGGAAAAAGCTATAAGGAGCACACATGTCAGTTAAAATTTTACAAGAAAAAGTAGGTGCGGCAGCAGATGGTGCTTGGGGACCAGGCACACTAAAGGCTGCACAAGCATTTTACAAACTAAGTGACGCAAGAGCAGCACACTTCTTTGCACAATGCGCTCATGAGTCGGGTGGATTTGTAACATTCAACGAAAACTTAAACTACGGTGCTAAAGGTCTACGTGGTATCTTTGGTAAGTATTTTCCAACAGATGCACTAGCAGCACAGTATGAGCGTAAGCCAGAAATGATTGCCAACAAAGTTTATGGTGGCAGAATGGGCAATGGCGACGAAAAGAGTGGTGACGGTTACAAGTATCGTGGCCGCGGCGCTATCCAGTTGACTGGTAAGAGCAACTACCAAGCCTTTTCAACATATATCAAAGATCCGGAAGTAATGACTAATCCAGATATTGTTTCAACTAAGTATGCATTTGAAAGTGCTATGTTCTTTTTTGAATCAAACAAGCTATGGGCTATTTGTGACAAAGGTGTAAACGATGCGGCTATACTAGAGCTTACTAAGCGCATCAACGGTGGTACACATGGTCTAGATGATCGTAAAGAAAAGACTAAAAAGTACGCTGGCTGGTTAGCATAACCAAACAAAACAAAAAGAAAATAGGACCTTCGGGTCCTATTTTTTTGACTAAAATTTGCCAGTTTCTGCGCTGATGTTTTTATAGAGCAATAAATACATATAGAGTGCTTTACAATTTGCTCTACCAGAGGATACAATGACTTCATGCTTTACTTGCCTTAACTGTGGAAAAATCAATCCAGTTAAAGGACATAGTTATACTAACAAATATTGTAACAACAGTTGCCAACAGCAACATCGCAGTAGGTTGCTAGTATACGAATGGAAACAGCACGAAGGCGAAACTGCATGGCGTCAGGTTCCTGAGTGGGTTAAAAGGTATCTCATCGAACAGCGCGGTTATCGCTGTGAGGAATGTCAATGCGATATGCACAACGGATCTAGTATTCCGTTGGTAGTGGATTATCGCGATGGCAACAGTCATAACAATGCTGAAGAAAATTTAGAGCTAATTTGCCCTAATTGTAAATCACAAAAATAAGGAGAAATTTAATGAAAACAGTTGGTGATAAGATTGAGAATTTTGCAGTAACAGGTGTTAAGCCAGGTGCCCTAACACCAGAAGGTGCTTTTGAAACCATTACACATCGTACCTTTGAAGGTAAGTGGAAAGTGATTGTGTTCTACCCCAAGGACTTTACTTTTGTTTGCCCAACAGAAATTGTGGCTTACGACAAGCTCAACAATGACTTTGCAGACCGCGATGCAGTACTGCTAGTTGGCAGCACAGACAATGAGTTCTGTAAGCTAGCATGGCGCACACATCATGAGGACCTAAAGAAGACCAACAGCTGGATGTTTGCTGATGTTGCCCGCGATGGTAACAGCCTTGCTGAACAGCTAGGTATCTTCTACGCACCAGCTGGTGCAGCACTTCGTGCAACATTCATTGTTGACCCAGACAATATTATTCAGCACGTAACAGTTAACAACCTAGACGTTGGTCGTAGCCCAGAAGAAACACTTCGCGTACTAGACGCACTTCAGACCGGTGAACTATGCCCATGCAGTCGTCCAGTAGGCGGCGAGACTCTATGAACTGGCTAGAAGGTTTCAAGGCAGCACTGCCTGACTATGCCAAAGATACTAGACTAAACTTGGACGCAGTTCTTCTGCGTTCAAGCCTAGATCCTGTTGTTGCAGAAGGTTGCGCCCTAGCAGCCGCAGTTGCTACTGGCAACGGCAAGATTGTTAGCATCATACTTAGCGCCATGACCAATGATCAAGAACGTGACGCTGCTATGACCGCAGCCAGCATCATGGCACAGAATAACATCTGGTACCCATACAACGAAATGGTAGATGATGCCTTTAAAGGTATGAGTCCAGGTTTGCGTATGAATGCTATTGCAACACATGGCGGCACTTCAAAGGAGAACTTTGAGGCATACAGTCTAGCAGCCAGCATTGTGGGCAAGTGCCACTTTTGTGTAAAGAGTCACTTCAATACACTGAAGGACGCTGGCTACAGCATAGATCAGCTAAAAGACATTGGTCGTATTGCTAGCGTAATGAACAGCGTCTGCAAAGTTCTAGTAGGATAACTGTAACATAGTCATAAATATTACCTGCTATCCTGTACAGGTTTTGTACAGGAGTTAAGCATATAACAGGTAACATTTATGTACCGCGTAGCAGTAATAGTATTAGTTGGTTTGTTTTCAGTATCAGCATTAGCAGCCAATCGAGTACCAAAGTTTGACACTGATAATGATTTACATGTAAATTATGTAGAGATCACAGCAAAGTGTCAATTATCTAGACAATTGTTTGATCTTGCTGATAAAGATGACGATAATGTTCTCAGCGAAGCAGAAATGAGAGTAGCAAGAAGCTATTTGTTTTCAAAATGTAAAAAAGAAAGCAAGGATGCTTAATAAGTAAGAGTGTTAGGAAACTAGCACTCTTTATGCGGGTGTAGCTCAGTGGTAGAGCCCTTCGTTGCCAACGAAGCTGTCGGCGGTTCGAATCCGCTCACCCGCTCCATTAAGAACAACAACACCCAAACTGCCTCTTAACAATGCACACTATGCGGGTTACTCGAGTGTAGAAAGTTTCTGATGCGCAAGGAAAACTAGCTTGATAGAGTATTTAATAGATAGCAAAAAAGTACAAGTTCACGACAATGTGTTGTCAGACAAAATTGTTAATCAATGGATTAACTTTTATGAAAACTCTGCTAGATTTACTTTATCAGCATTTGAAGAACCGGGTTCCGATTCATCGCCAGTATTTTTTAATATGCCTATTACTCTTAAAGAGAGAATGGAAGTATTTGAACTCGACGAATGGCTACCCAACTATCTACAAAGTTTTAACAAACTATGTACGCTAAAGTGCTTCAACAGATCTTACATAAATTTAATAAGTCGCGGCGACACAGCCAACGGTCATGTTGATACTGTTATACCACCAGACTCTGATATTTTTTATATTACTTGTTTGCTGTTTCTTAATCCACATGTGGATTCAACACAAGATAATGGTTTCACAGTTGGGGACATTTACATTGAAAATAAATTTAATCGCATGGTAATATTTGATGGAACTTTGTTCCATAAGTCTTCTATACCCACAGACAACCTAGCACGCCTTACACTATATTTAGGATTCTCAAATCTTAAAATAAAAAACTCATATGCTGTAGAACAAACTGTAGGAATTAAAAACCAATGGTTTAAAAATACAGCTCAACAAAAATATGATTAGCAATTAAAATATGCTAAGTATTTTAAATAATAACACACAAACACAGGATTATTATGTCAAATAGAAACCAACGTAGACAAGCTGCCAAAGCAGAAAAAAACTCTAACGCAGTTAACACATCAGCTGCCGGGCAACCAGCAAATGACGATATCATGTATCGTTTGCTTGATGCAAAAATTGAAATTCCAATTGGACTGCTTAGAAGCAAGCACATCTTTATTGCAACCCCGTGTTATGGTGGTCAAATCGGTGAACCCTACTTCCGCAGTATGATGAGATTGGCTATTCTTTGTAACAAGTATGACATTAAGTATACTATTAGCACACTAGCAAATGAGAGCCTTATTACTCGAGGACGCAATACACTAGTTAGCTTCTTCATGGAGAACAAAGATGCCACACACTTGTTCTTCATTGATGCTGATATTGAATTCCAGCCAGAGGACTTGCTACGTCAAGTAGCATATGATAAGCCTATTGTTGTTGGTGCCTATCCCAAGAAGGCAATTAACTGGCAAAGTATTGTGCATGCCGCACGTACCATTGAAAGTGAAACCCCAGAAACCATCGAAGGACACAGCTCAAACTATGTTGTAAACTTTGATTTCCTCAAGGACGAACAAGGCAATCGTACACCACAGGTACAGATTGTTGATAACCTAGTTCGACTCAAAGATGCCGGCACTGGCTTTATGTGTATCAAGAAAGAAGTCATCCAACAGATGATGGACGCACACCCAGACCTCAAGTATGTCAACGATATTAATGTTGACAACAAGTTTGAGCCATTTATGTATGCATTGTTTGACACAATGATTGACCCTGAAAGCAGACGTTACCTTAGCGAAGATTATATGTTCTGTCGCTTGTGGCAGAACATGGGCGGTGAAGTTTATCTAGATCCACGCACAGCACTTAACCACGTTGGCCATTACACATTCCGTGGTAACATTCGCAAGCTATTTACAGGTGAAAACAAGCATGCCAAGTGATACACTTATTTCTATTTTGTTACCTACTCGCGGTAGAAAAGAAACATTAAAAAATAGTCTTGAGAGTCTGATATCCAAAGCAGCACAGCCTACACGATTGGAGTTGTTGCTTGGCCTAGATGAAGACGATCAGTCTACAACCGAATACATCAAAACTGAAATTGCTCCCATGCTAATGAAGTATAACGTAGAATGTAGGGCTAATATTTTCAAGCCTCTTGGTTACGAAAATCTTCACACATATGTAAACACTCTTGCTGGATATAGCAACGGCGAATGGTTATTCTTTTGGAATGATGATGCGATCATGAACAGCGAAGGTTGGGACGATATTATTCGCAGCTACGACGGACAATTTAAGTTACTTGCTCCAACAGATAATCATAATGGTCATCCTTATGCTATCTTCCCAATTGTTCCAAGAGATTGGTATATGCTAATAGATCACCTAAGTCAGAATGCACAGAATGATGCATGGCTAAGTCATATTGCATATATGCTGGACATTTTTGAACGCACTGAAGTTAATGTTACACATGACCGTGCTGATATTACTGGCAACAATGATGATCCTACTTTTCAAAATCGCAAGTACATGGAAGGCAATCCGGACGATCCTAGAGACTTTGGTCATGCAAAAATGCAACAGGCTCGTGTAGCAACAGCATATAAACTTGCTTGGTACTTGGATAAGATCGGCCAACACAGCGATTGGTGGGTCAATGTTGTTGCTGGCAAGCAAGATCCATTTGAGAAGATGAAATGGGCAGAAGGTGTTAAAGGCGCTGGCCAGCTTGGCGCAGTTGATGCAAATAGAATTGCCGACGAAGAAACTATCACATTATAACTTGACAAGTATGTTTTACTCTGCTATAATAAGCAGATGAATGTAACTGAATATACTGTTAACGTTGTACACCCAGCACAGGTGCATGTTTTTGATCTTAACAATCAAATTAATGCACCTGATGTTGTTAACGCAATTCGCAATTTTAAAACCAGATTCCCTAACAGCAACACTTCAAATGTTGTTGGGTGGCACACTGATTATTTTGCACACAAGTTCACCAGTGATTTTGATCAGCTAATAAATGCAGTTGAACACTGTGTCAGTGATGCATTAAATGACAGTGATTTTGATGTATCTGTAGTGCAATGTTGGGCTGCAATTTATAACAAGGGCGACGGCGCTCGTCTACATAAACATTTTGATACATTATACTCAGCAGTGTATTACGCACAAGCAGAGCCTAACGCAAGCCCTTTGAAATTTGATAATGGTTTAACTATTGTGCCCGAGACTGGTATGCTAGTGTGCTTTCCGGGATGGTTGTTTCATGAAGTGCCTCCTATGAGATTCAAAGACGAACGAATTTCTGTTGCGTTTAATTTAAATTGTACACTTAAAAACTTTGAGGATAGACTATGGCTACGCATGCAATGATTGATATTGAAACATTAGGAACAAATCCTGATTGTGTTGTGCTTAGTGTGGGTGCTGTCAAGTTTGATCCTTATACCAGCAATGAACCTCATTCTAAAACATTATGGCGACCTGGTGTTGACGAGCAGTTAAAGGCTGACCGTAGTGTTGATCAGGGTACACTAGAGTGGTGGAGTAAACAAGCTGATCATATTCGAGAAGAAGCATTCAGTGAGTTTGGGCGTGTTGACTTGGACATGTTCTTCAAAGACCTAAATCGTTATCTAGTTGGTGTAGATAAGATTTGGTGTCAAGGTCCGCAATTTGACATGGTTATTTTAGAAGATCTATATCGACAATTTAATCATCATCGAAATTGGGCATATTGGCAAGTTTGCGACTGCCGTACTATCTTTAATATGATGCCAGTTGATCCGCGTAAAGCAATCCAACAAAATTTACACAGCGCCGATGAAGACTCATATTGGCAGGCTGTATGCGTTCAACGAACATTTGAACACTTCCAAGCTAAGCCTAGATAATAGGTTGACACAAACAAATTTTCTGTTACACTTATCTACATACACACTTTTACATGGGGCTTAGAAATGCACTCTTGGAACATTATTAAAGATTTGGAAACACATAATCTGCGTACTAATAAGGAGCAGATTATTGATGCCAACAAAGACAACAAAGAATTTCTAGAAGGCTGTCGTTTAGCATTAGACCCCATGATTACATTTGGATTGAAACAAATCCCGGAGAAAACAAATGAAGATGGTCCTGGTCTGGATTGGGATAGTTTTACTCTCGCTCTTACTGGTTTTGTTAATCGCTCATTCACCGGCAACCTTGCACGTGATACCGTCAATAGGATGATGAACTCTGCTACACAAGAGCAGTGGAATCATTGGTATCGGCGTATCCTTATCAAGGACCTACGTTGTGGTGTAAGTGAAAAGACCATTAACAAAGTTGTTAAGGGTGCTATTCCTGTATTTGAATGTCAGCTCAGTCATGACAGTGCTAACCATGAAAGTAAAGTATGCGGCAAGAAAATGATAGAAGTGAAGTTGGATGGTGTGCGAGTTTTAACCGTAGTCTATCCAGATGGGCGAGTGGACCAGTTCAGTCGCAATGGCAAGGAGTTGCTAAACTTTGGTCACATCAAAGAGCAGTTCGCCAAAGTAGCGAACAAGTTGAACTCTCCGACCGTTTTCGACGGGGAGATTATGTCCAGCAGTTTCCAGGATCTAATGAAGCAGGTTCACCGCAAGGAAAATGTAACAGCCGGTGATGCAGTACTACACTTGTTTGATACTATTCCACTTGACAAGTTTCTAGCAGGTAAGTTTGCAGTTAAGCAACGCGAGCGCACAGCATGGCTCAAGCAGTGGTACGAAGAACACATGAACCTGTTGCCCAACGTAACTGTTCTAGATCATGCAGTGGTTGATTTAGACACTGAGCATGGGCAAAAGATCTTTTCTATGTACAACAAGAGTGCAGTAGAGAACGGTTACGAAGGTATTATGATCAAGGACTTGGATGCTCCATACGAGTGCAAGCGTAGCACAGCATGGCTCAAGCTCAAGCCCTTCATTGAAGTTTCACTGGAGGTAATTGAAATTGAAGAAGGCACTGGAAGAAACGTTGGAAGACTTGGTGCATTTGTATGCTCCGGCGACGACGACGGAAAACGTATTAAAGTTAACGTTGGGTCTGGTTTCAGTGATGCTAATCGAGATAGCTTTTGGGCTAGCCGCGATCAGTGCATTGGTAACATTGTTGAAGTGAGGGCAGATGCTGTAACCCAGAACCAAGATGGTAGTTACAGTTTGCGCTTCCCTCGCTTCCTACGATTCCGTGGATTTGTCCCCGGAGAAAAAATATAATTTTTTTGTTGACAAAAAACTAAAACCGTATATACTGATAACATAAATAAAGCGTTACATAATCTGCCCGTAGCTCAGCTGGATAGAGCATGAGCCTTCTAAGCTCAGGGCCACAGGTTCGAATCCTGTCGGGCAGGCCAGACAACAGAGGGAAAGACGAGGGCAAGAACTAGACGGGGCCGTCTAAAGTGTTGAAAACTTCGAAAGAAGTGGCTTCGTGAGGTGCAGTATCGGTGATGCAGATACAACTCGACATAACGAGTGCGGGGTCTAGTTTAAAGAGTTGAATGCGGGCGTGGTGAAATAGGTAGACACAAGAGACTTAAAATCTCTCGCGAAAGCATGCCGGTTCGAGTCCGGCCGTCCGTACCATTTTATATAACAGGATGCACACATGGAAGATGATGAAATCACAATCACAGCGTGGGATAACATGAGTACAATTAGTCTAGGTAGCGAAGCCTCTACAGCCGCAGTGACAGCATGGAATTCCAGTCCATTGTGGACTGACGGACTTAGTATTGACCTAGGCAATATTACTGGTAAACGTAAGTCAGATCCAAACGAAACTGTTCTCGATTTTAAAGTTTCCCCGTTGGCTATCATGCTTCAGCTACTAGACAATGGTACAGAATTGTACCATGTCATTGACACTATGTCCTCCAGCGCAGTTGAAAGCCTGGACATTACAGAAAGCAATATTCAGCTAGCCGACGAGATCAAAGAATACTATCGTGCAAAGATCATCACCGATACACTGAGCGCACGAACAAAGCGCAGTGAATATCGTAGCGATCTTATCATGGCGTTGGCATTGTTAGATATGTGTCAGACCAAGCGTAGCTTTATGCCTATGCTAGTTAAGCTACCTGAATTTTATCGCGAAGATACTAAGTTGGAGGAGATTACATCAACTTACCGTAGTATCCCAACTGAAAAATTCAACTCTTTAGATACACCAATTAATCTAAATGCAGTAACCTTGCGTTTAGTTGAACAAGTGTGTGTTAATCGTCGTAGCCAACGTAAGCATGAGTTTTACTTTGCTGACCCGGACAACTACCTTTATGTTCTAAATACTGAACTTAAGAATGCGCTAATCCCGTTTCTTAATGTGCTGACCAATAGCAAAACAATTACGCTACGTTGCAAGGTAAACCCAACTAAAAAGCGTTTTTACAATTTTAACTATTATACTATTTTGCCTAACTTTGAAGTAACGGAGATTGCATGACAGATATATTGGTCGTCTTGGCCAAAAGCGGCATAGTAAGTTTAGCAATAGCTTTAGCCGTTTGGATTATTGATGGTTATCATTTGGGATTTGGTTGGTTCGCGGTAGTGCAGGTTATGGTATCGCTGTTTATGGTAATTACACATGTTGTAAAAAACCAACAAACTGAACTAAAACCCCCGCACAAATAATCCTAATAAAATCAACAACTTAGCGACCCTTATAAGTCATTGATTTATAAGGGTTTCTTTTTGGTCAAAAACCGGTTGACCTTTTATCTGTTTGTGTTATACTATGTATATAATGAGAAATAAGGATAGTGCATTGAATGGTATTAAGTGGGGTGCTACGGCACTGATTATTGTTGCTACAGCCGCCCGTGCTTTTGAGTACCATAACGTTGATCTTATTGCCGGCGCATTGGGCACGTTTTTGTGGTTAGTAGCCGCTTACAAGATGCGTGAATCTGCACTTCTTTTGGTAAATGCGGTGTGTTTGGGCTTTTTGCTTTACGGGGTTGCTAAAATTGTTGTGTAAAAACAACAACTTAAAAGTGGTTGACCTTTTGCAAAATTCCGGTATAATATACATATAGTGTTTGATAAAGGACTGTTATGAACTGCGATGTAACATTAAAAGCTGAAGAGTTTAAGACAATTCATAATGCGCTGTGGGAATTACAGTATCGCGAAGGCGTAGACGTTAACTCAACGGTTGAAACAATTCGCGAAGCATTAAGTGGTGCTTATGCTCAAGAAAACAGCGATTTTGATCGCAAATATGCGTATTACAACCAAGTCAAAGAAGAGATTGGTGCTCAATCAATTTGGAGCATCTACGAAGTAGCTGACTTGGACCAGCCCCATCCATATAGGTCAGGTCTGTTTGTGACTTACACGGCTTGGGGTGCTGAAACTCAGCATTGTGCGGTTTATGGTAATACATGGCGCGACCTTTATCGTGCTGCCGATAACTGCATTCGTAATTCTGGTGATGAGCATCATGTGTTCATCGAAGGTTTCCGTTTAGACGGAGACAAACTAATTTTGACAACTGGTTCCTAAACCGGTTGACAAAAAGGAACATAGTGCTATACTATGTATGTTGTTGAGAAGTTGAAGTAACGTTGTTACATTTTAAATTAACCTAAAGGAAGATATCATCATGGCAAATTCTAAGGCAAATGTTGTTAAGTTTTTTCACTCTGACGCTGGTCACGGCTGGCTTGCAGTGAAGACCCGCGAGCTGGTTGAGCTTGGTATTGCGGATAAGATCACCACGTACTCATACACTAAGGGCAAGAGCTCTTATCTTGAGGAAGATGTTGACATGGCTCTTTACATTAACACCCAGCGTGATCGCGGTGTTACAGTAGAGGTACGTCAGGGCAAGCGTTGGGACAAGAAGTCACCAATCCGTGCTTTCCCGGCGTTCCAGCCCGCTGTCTCTACTGCGGTTGAGGCTACTGAGGCCGCTGTTACTGAGTAATCAGTAAATACTACAGCGTTGCTTCAACTAGTAAAGGGCGGTAACGCCCTTTACTCTTATCAATACAAAGGGTTCGGCAGTGGATAGAGATTGGGAAGATTGGTTAGAAATTGAACAAAGATTCAATGGGTTCAACTACAATGAAGTCTTACAGGAAGCATTGTATTCTAATGCAATTACCGGCTCCGGGGTCAATGTAGGTCCTAATCCTATTCCGCTTACTACAAAGTGGCAAGGTCCTGACAGTCAACAAATGTATCAGCGTAACCTTGCTGATCCAGTTCAACAAAATAAACTTGAACAGTGGGGATGGACTGATACTTGTATTTCCTATGACCTAAACAGTTGGGGATTTCGTAGTAAAGATTCCCGCGAGTTCAAACACATCGGATCGCCAAGTTTGATTACTGTAGGTTGTAGTTTTACATTTGGCACAGCCTTACCAGTTGAATCAATTTGGCCAACGTTGGTTAGCAACGAGCTAAATCTAGAACTGATAAACTTAGGTGTTCCAGGACACGGTTTAGATCCGAGTACCCAATGGCTTTTGTCTAATGGTCACACTATTTCGAATCCTAAAGCATTGGTTGTTCTCATGCCTCCACCTAATAGAATAACCTGGGTGGAGTATGCTAACCGAGAATTTGTTGCTAGTACATTTTTGATGTCGCATCTGCAATACCCTAGTATTGTTAAAAATCTCAATGTGAATGGCCTCATGCACTATGTACAAAACATCAATGCGCTTGATCTTTGGGCACGTAGTAGAAACATACCGTTGTACATCATTTCAGGATTCAAAGGTATGCAAACCGACCCGGGGCTTGCTAGAGACTTACAGCATTTTGGTGTTCCGTGGCACGAATTTGGTGCTCACCAAATTCTAAAAAGAATGAAGAACGTTGACTGTTAATTTATTCTGTTGTATAATAAGTTTACTGCCTAAGGAGGGCATATGAAAATTAATCGTTTGTCTGTTAATCCGCGTGTTACTTTTGATCCAACAAATGAAGAACATTTGAAAGAATATGCTATATATTTAGAGCAAGGTCGTTGGCCAGGTAAATGTAAATTTGAGATTGAATATCCTTATTTAGAAATTCCTGCAATGATCAATGCAAAACTTGCAAGACATGTGCTATCTAAATATATGAATGTGGCACGAGTAAGCATCAAATAATACTACTAAGGAATCAGTATGTCGGACAACTTTAAAGAAATTGCGCATTTAGCACAACTTGCCAAGGAAGTCGAAATGGGCGATCCGATTGATTGGGGCATGTTAAATATTGGCGAAGATGAAGCATACAAACTAATGGCCAATAATGTGTTGGAAATGTTTCGAGATACTCCACCAGATCAACGTCTTACTGTTGCACTAGCGTCGTTGACTAAAATGTTAGTAGAAAACTTTGTGCTTAATCTAAAACTACGGGGCATGTAGATGGATGACGAGAAAGAAAAACGTAAGGTAGCACTAGACAAGTTATTTGAACTAGGGCAGGAGATGGTAAAAGCCGAAGAAGAATATCGTCGCGACACTGACGCATGGTGGAATAACCTTAGCGTCGAAGATCAGCAACGTGCCTTCTTTAGTGTGTGCAGTAGACTATATCGTGGCGAAATTGTTGAACAGCGTAGCTATCGCGGTGTTCTCTACGATGTGTTTGGTTGGGGACCAGAAGCATACGGATTAGGAATGGCATGCAATTACATTGACCTGCATAATGCTATACCAGTAAAGGAAAATAAGAATGAACAAAAATAAATGGTTGAAATTAGCAGGAATCTATGCTACAATAGGTATTGTAGGTGTTGCTGTTTACTATGCTAATCGTGTGCGTAAAGAGATTAACTCTTTCGATGAGTTAGATTTAGACATGGGCAATGATGAAGTACTAGGTTCGGTATTTAAAAACAAGTAATGCAAAATGATTGGTTTGACACCATTGTTATCAGCGAATTAAAGCGTGTTTACGAAAGTAACCGCATGCCTGATAAAATTGACAACAGCGACGATTACATCGATCCCGACTGGGATTTTCTAGCATGTGTTGAAACAGTACTTAAATACTACATGACAGACAATGAATACAACGAATGGGTAAAAGAACATGAAAGTAAAAATTGGTCCTTATGAGAGATGGTTTGGTCCTTACCAACTAGCCGAAGCACTTTGCTTCTGGGCTAAGCCTGTTAAGGATAAATGGGGCATTGAAAGCAAGCCTGACTGGGTGCATAACTT